TGGTTCCACGTCCACGCTGGGATGCAGAAGCACAGAAGTATGTTGAAGTTGACAAGCGTTTGGTAAGACTACCTAACGGATTTGAAACTAATAGAACTTACTATGTAATTGCTCCTGGCAGAAAGACTGCTCCATATGATTATTCTGCTGCTGCTCTATTCAATGGTAGCGATCAGACTAAGTTAATGCTTGCAGAAACTAGAGCAAATGCTGCTGCTGGTATCTACCTCTACTCATCTGAATCTGATACGATTGATGAGAACGTAGAAATTGATATCTACAAGTTTGTACTCGATGAGAAGTACGATCTTGATACCTACAAGTGTCAACTAGACGTTGCTGTTGCTGGTGGAACAGCAGTTACTGGTGGTATTGTTGCTAACGTTGCACACATTTTTGATGTTCCTAATGCAAGCACAACTCCACAAAGAGTATTCTTTAGACAGATTAATGATTCCACGCCACTACCACTGCTTGCAGCAAACCTACAAGGTGACAATGCGCTAGCAAATAGCAGTGATTCTACTGCTGGTGTAGCAGATGATAACGGAAGACTTAATCCTGAGTTTGAATTCTATACTCGTTATGTTGTAAGTCTAGATAAACCAAACAAAGTATTCTGCATCTATAAGACACATGCAGATGCTATTAATGATACAAATAGAATCACCTTCCAGCAACTAAGTGATGCACAGTTTGTCGCTTATGCTAACAAGGCACAGACTCCATTTGCATTTGACCCAAGAGGACAAGAGTATTCCAACAGTGAAACTGGTAGATGGTATATTAAGGTCAAGGATACATCTAGTACCAACGATCAAGCAATTTATAGAGAGAGTATCCTTTGGAGAATTGGACGCAACAGCGATGTTCGTACATCTCCTGATCCTAAGACTAATGATTCCTTCTATCAACGTCAGGAAGACAATAGAGACAAGGATGACAGAACATATAAGATTCGTTATGTCATTCCTAACTATCTTGAAGGTGTTAGAGATCCTATTAATGGATTTGTTCTTAAGACAAGGACTGACTCTACCCGTAGATTAAGACCTCAGAGAATCCTATTGAAGCCTGCACCTGGCAACTTTAAGTCAGATGCATTCTTCCAGAATGATAGAAACCCAGGTGAGAGAATTGGTTGGACCAGCAATGAGATCATCCAAAATCTAGGAACTATCAATAACGCCTACGATCCATACCGTAGAGATACTACTGGTGCTGGTATTGATTACAGAAAGAGAATTACTACTGACAACAACGTCACCATGACTGTACAGTCTGGTAGACTAAGAGATGTCGATGGTGACCGTTACCTAGAACTCAACGTATATGACTATGAACCAAACCCAGAGATTCCAGCACTAAATGGTTCTTCCTTTAGAACTGTCAAGATTACTGCTCCTCAGGGTGGATTCTTTGAAGTTAACAAGGCAATTGGAAGTGGTGTTCCTAGCGATCCTCACTACATTCAGTGGTCTGGTTTCAGTTCTGGTTCTGCATATGTTCATGCATACACCCAGATTGGTTCTGATCATTACCTAATCATCAAGGGTGATACTATTGATGGTAACCTAATCTATTCCCCATATACTAACACCAGATTCCAGCAGGGCAGCATTTATGCTGACCTTCTAGATGATCCAGATATGGGTAAATCTCTACCACTTAAGAGACTGATTGAGAAGGGTGAGAGTGACCTATTCTACAAGCAGAATGGAGCACCTGTATATACTGTTACCCCTGGTGATATCATTAAGGAAGATGGATCTGAGAACAGATACGTTGTTGCTTCTGTTGAGGACGCTGGTGAAATTGATGACACCTTCTACATCTTTGACATTGAGACACTACAGAGAAGAATTCCTAACCAGCAAGATGGTATCTACTATCTAACCGCTATCCGTGGTAACATTTCACCACTACCTCTAGGTGCTGGTAACCAAAATAACTTCCGCAACTTTAAGTTCTCACAACCAATTTCTTATCTGTATCCACAGAACTATAAGAACGATCCTTACTGGTTCACACACGCTGGTACAACCAACAGTGAGAAAGCATTTGCACAGGGTCTAATTGATCCACCAGCAACATACTCTGCTGCTGATAACTATGTACATGGTCTAGTTAGAACCAACGATTCCAAGTCTTCAATGACTAAGGAAACAATCGTTGATCTAATTGATACACCTGCATTTAATCGCAACACCTACACTGGTGACAATGCTATTGTTGCACAGGAAGGTAATGCTTCTGCAGGTGCTGAAGACAGACAGATTCCTCTTGCTGGTGACAGTCAGGTATTTGTTGACCAGAAGTGGTACGTTGAACTTCGCAGACCATCTATCGCTCGTGCTGGTAACCACACGTTTGAATACCTTGGTTTCGGTCCTGGTAACTACTCCACAGGTCTCCCAGCACGTCAGGAGATCGTCCTAACAGCAACTCAAGACTACTACGCTCAGGCAAAGCGTCAAGACGGTGGTATCGTCTTCTACACTGGTATTAACTCCAACGGTGAACTATACATTGGTAACCGTAAGATCAATGCTATCACTGGTGAGGAAGAGTTCTTAGAAAGAGCAGCACTAATTGACTCTGATGACGATGAGGATGATATCAGTTCACTCGTTACCACCTTCGAGGTTCCTGTAACATTCAACCAGAATATTACAGTCAACGGTGGTGAAGGAGAACTGGTAAGTAACTTCAACTCACCAATCACTATCAACGTTAACAACAGTGATCTAACCCTACAAGATAGACCACTTGTCATTCTTTCTAACGTAGATACTGAGAATCCTGATGGATCTAAGAACGATCCTACCCTTGATAGAACTACATTTACACCACGTCAGAGTGGAGACATCTTCATTGGTAAGAATGAAGTTAAGGCAGCACTATTCCATCTTAATGCTAGAAAGAATGGTCAGTCTTACAGATTCCAGACGCACACTACACTTGAGTTGGGTGGTCCTACACCCACAAATGTAACTCCTAACCAATCATCCTTGTATAGTGCTGGATTGGGTGGCACTGCACTAGCTTCTAAGCAGAATGTCAAGTATGGTAGTTCTGGTGCATTTGTACTACCACAAGATGGTGATGTTCTACTCAAAGGTGGTTCTGTTGAAAGGTCTGGATCTCTTGGTTGGATCTATGCAAACTACTTCACTCCTATTGCCAACGGAGAAATCTTTAACATTGAGTTTAATGGAACCAATACTGTCAAGATTACTTGGAACATTGTAAACAGTGTACAGGTAACCAATGCTTCTCTTGGACTCAGAGAAACTTCTGCTATCAGAATTGACAACTTCTATCCAGTTGGTACACTGAATGGTACATTCAATATTGATGCTAATGTAGTTATTGGTGGTGTTCAAATTCCATTTGATCCTACCGATAGTTTCTGCTACATTAAGGTTGGTGAATCTATCTCTGGAGTATCTTACGATAATGATGGTGATGGACAACTAGATGCTCCTACCACCAATCCAACCTGGGCAAACCTTGTATCTAACGCTGGTACTCCAATTAACGGTAGCACCCCTGCTCCTACCATGCAGTTCTCTACTGCTAACTGGAAGGAAGTTGGTGTTCTAGGTGGAGAGGCACTAAGAACTAAGACTGAGATCATTGGTGATTACAGACTGGGTATCAACACCGTTGCTGCTTCTGCACATACTGCATATGAGACAGCATTTGTTGATGTACATACAGATCCTAAGGCAAACTTGGATGTTGTTGGTACTGCTTGGATTACTGGTAGAACTATTAACAATTACCTTAACGAACCAGCTGGTTCTCTAATTGGTAAGACTGCAACTGGTGAGCGTAATGCTTTCTGGGTTGGTGGTGATAGAGACAATCCTGATGCTACTGCAACACTCAGAGTTGCAACTGACTTACAGAGAGTTGGTATTAATGTCTCATCTTCTGATACTGTACTCAACAAAACGTTTGTTGTAGATGGTGATGTAAGATTTACTCAGACATTAACTATTGATAACGGTGTTATTGATACCCCAAGCAACACATTTACATTAGCACCTTCAACTGCAACTGTAGATTTATTCCCTGAGGCAGTTACATTGTCTATTGCTAATGCATATGACGATGCAGCACAGCAATCTATCAACATCGGTAACAATGCTCCTTCTCAGATCCTTAAGTTTGGTGACGAAGCAACTAATAGTCTACTTTATATCCACAGCAAGTCTCAGAACTCTGTAATTGATATTGGTACTGTTGCAAGCGATGTTGCATATAACTCACAGATCTTTATGGGTGGTGCGTTTGCTAATCCAAACTCATTATTCAATATCCGTAACGCAAGACTGAAAGTTGATGGTGACATTCAACTTGGCACACCTTCTACTGGTGTTACCAAGATGTACTCCTTCACTCCAAAACTGGAGATCTTCAGTGCATCTGGTGGTTCTAATGAGATTGATGCTTTCCGTACTGGTTCTATCCTAAGCATCGGTGCTGACGCAGGAACCACAACTATCAACAATAGTCTCTATGTCAAGGCATCTGAGAGAGTTGATGGAAACATCACACTGTTTGGTGGTCTCTCTGCTGGTGAACTAACAGCAACCAGAGGTATCTTTGGTACTACTGTTCAGCAACACCCACTTGGTGGATTGGATGATTTAAACATTGACATCTACAAGCGTGTTGAAATCAATAAGACTATTGATGCTCAAGGTGCTGCAAACTGGGGTGGTGCTTCTTTCGTAGAGGATTCAACAACTGGTACATATTATCTACCACTAAACCAACCAATTGGTGCTGCTGATCTAGCGATTGGTGATCTAATCTTGGTTGACAGAGCACAGGTTGATGATCAAGTCAACTCTGAAATTCTAAGAGTAGTTGACATTATCAACCCATCTCTTATTACTGATCCCGAGGGCATTAGAGTTGAGGTTGAGAGAGCACAAGAGGGCACGACTCTCAAACTTGATCACCCAGATAACTGCCCACTCGTTAAACTAACCAAGCAAGAGAACGTCAGTTTCACAACATCTGTTGTTCCAACTGGTACTGCTGGTGATTCTGTACAGATTACGACTGCTGAATTTGGCGGATCGATTAATGTTACTGACATCTTAAGACTCTCTGACACTGAACTATTTGATGTTACCGCTGTCTCTTCTGACACTAATAACATCCAAGCATTGAGAATTAATGATGGCGCAGAACCAACTGCATTCACAGTCTTTGAAGTTCTCTCTACTACTGGTCAGACTACAATTGAAGGTCCAACCGAAGTTAGAAATGACATTCTACTCACTGGTACTACATCAAATGAAGATAGAAAACTAACGATCACTGATGGCACTAACGTAACATTTGAAGTTGATTCTTCTGATGGTGATACCAAACTTGCTGGTGACCTATCTGTTGGTTCTGACTTTGATGAGTTCGTAGTCAATGGTGACACTGGAACCCTAACAATGAAGGGTGGTGACATCCTTGTTAAGGATGACACTGGTGCTAACAATAGACTCCAGTTTGTCAATGGTAACGGCAATCTAACAATTGCTGGTGTCATTGAAACTCAAGGAACTGGAACTAACCTCTTCGCAGGTGACGTTGAGTTGAACGGCGGTGATCTTACCGTCAACGACGGAAGCACTTTGAGATTCGGTGTAAATAACAATGGAACAATTGACCTAGGTGGAATTGATGGTTACTTCGGTGCCTCTGGTGCTAGAAGATGGGAATATGTCTCAACAGTTTCTGGTGATGCTGGTGTAGTTGCATCTAACATCAACCTCTTTGTTAAGGCATCTTCTAACCTCGTTCTTAAGTTACCTACCAATGCGGTAACTGGTGATATGATCAGAGTTGTTGATATTGGCGGCGCTCTAACGTATAATGTTAGAATGATCTTTAGAGCACCTGATGGTATCCCCATCGCTGGTGATTCTACTAATACCTCCAATGCAATTGCTGGTGTAAACCTTTCTGGTTATGATGGTGGTGAATTGATTGTTACTACACCAAATGCTGCATTTGGTCTTGTATATGCTGGAGCAACACTCAACGGTGGTCAACCATCTGGCATCCCAAGCAACCTACAAGGTTGGTGGTTAATGGAAATCTAATTCCATATATTCTGAAAAAATTTTTCCACGGAAAATAGACGAAAAAAGATGGCAACTTACGGACTACTAAAAACGATGAAAGCCGCCGCCATTGGCACTATCATGCCATGGGGCGGCGACTTGACTGCTATTCCTGCAGGATGGTTAATTTGCAATGGTCAGAGACTAGAGGCGGGTGATTATCCACTTCTTACTCAAATGATTGGTGGAAATTATGGTGATGACAACCTTACAGGAACATTTCCAAATTATGGTGGTGGTATTTTCTTACCCAACATCAATCAACGTGCTTTGGTAGATATCGAAGCATCATATTTTGACAATAGTAATGATACTGACACCACAGAGGCACTTGCTGCTTTGGTTGA